CGGGGATGCGGGGCAGGGCGTCAACCGCGAGCTGCCGCACCTCGGGAATGCGGGGCGGGGCGTCAACCGCGAGCTGCCGCACCTCGGGGATGCGGGGCAGGGCGTCAACCGCGAGCTGCCGCACCTCGGGAATGCGGGGCAGGGCGTCAACCGCGAGCTGCCGCACCTCGGGGATGCGGGGCGGGGCCAGCTTGAGGCCTACATGGGGCAGCTTGCTGATCGCCTCCGCCGCGTGCGCATCACCTGCGGATCATGGGAGCGGGTGGTCAAGCCATCCGTCATCCGCAGCGGCACCGGCGGCGATGGCACGCGGGCGATCTTCCTGGACCCGCCCTACGCCACCTCCGGCGATCTCTATGCCGAATCATCCGAGGGCGTGGCCCTGGCCGTGCGGGATTGGTGCCTGACCGCTCCGCGTGAGCTGCGCGTGATCCTCTGCGGCTACGACACCGAGCACGATGCTCTGCTGCCCTACGGGTGGAGCGTCGCCGAGGGCAAGGCGGGCGGAGGGGCTGGCTACAGCACGAACAGCCTGAACGGTCGCAGGGAGCGGCTGTGGCTGTCGCCGGCTTGCATCGGTGGTAAGCAAATTGACCTGTTCAGCTCAGGCTGCGCAGCATGATCACCGCCGATCCGGCCGAACTCACCAGGCAGATCCTGGCCGGCCTCAAGCCGCCGCCACGGTTGCGGCTGAGCGAGTACGCCGACGAGTTTGCGGTGATGACCGGCAACGCTGCTGAGAAGGGGCGGTGGAACACGCTCCCCTATCAGCGCGAGATCCTCGACGCCTTCACCGACCCAGCTGTGGAGACGGTGGCGATTATGAAGAGCGCTCGAATTGGCTGGACAAAGATGTTGGGCGTGGTGATTCAGCTGTTCAGCCATCAGGATCCATGCCCCGTGATGATTGTGCAGCCGGTCAAAGAAGACGCAGAGGGCTATAGCAAAGAAGAAATTAAGGACTTGTTTCAAAATACGCCCTGCCTGCGTGGCCTAATCTCCGAAAGCAAAGCTCGCAATACAGTCAGCAACACGATTCTGTTAAAGCAGCTGAGCAACGGCGGCTTGGTTGACATTGTGAACGCTGCCAGCGGTCGCAGTTTCCGACGCAAAAGCCGCAAGGTTGTGCTGTTTGATGAGGTGGACGCCTACCCCAAGCTCGATGAAGGCGATCCGATCAAGTTAGGCCGCAACAGGGCCGATTATTACTGGGATCGCAAGATCGGCCTAGGCGGCACTCCAATTTTTAAGGGTGGCAAAACCGAGGAATGGTTCCTGAGGGGCGACCAACGGCGCTATTTCGTGCCGTGTCCGTTCTGCCAGGTGATGCAGGTGTTGCGCTGGGAGCAGATGATTCGCGAGGGCGAGCACGCCGGCCACTACGGGTGTGAAAACTGCGCCGAGCCGATCCCCCACAGCAAAAAACGGTGGATGGTGGAGCGCGGCGAGTGGCGCCCCACGGCTGTTAGCCAGCAGCCGGGCCTGGTGAGCTTCCACATCTGGGCCGCCTACAGCTATTCCCCAGCGGCGAGCTGGCCCGTGCTGGTGCGCGAGCACGCCGAGGCCCTGGAGGCAATGCGCAAGGGCGACCCTGATGCAATGCAGACCTATCACAACACGGTGTTAGGCGAGCCATGGGAGGACACGCTGAGCGGCAAATTGACCGGCGACGGCCTAGCCGAGCGCAGGCGCAACGAAACCGCCGGCAACGGCTACCCGGCTGGCACGGTGCCAGATGGCGTGCTGCTGATCACCGCTGGCGTTGACGTGCAGGGCGGCGGCGGCACCTCAGACGAGCGGTTGGTGGTGACGGTATGGGGCTGGGGCCGTGGTGAAGAGGGCTGGCACCTGGGCCACTGGGAGATCGATGGCGACCCGCAGCAGCCCGAGACGCTGGCGCAGCTGGATCAGATCGCCAAAACCAAGTGGGTCAGGGCCGATGGCGCGGAGATGCGGCTGGCGATGGGCGGCATTGACGACGGCGGCTATGCCACTCATGAGGTGCGCGACTGGTGCCGGGGCCGCACTGCCAACTGGGTGCCGATGAAAGGGGCGCCTCAGAAGGGCAAGCCGCTGCTCGGGAAAGGTGTGGCCGTGGATGTCAACCGCAAGAACCACAGCATCGTGAAAAAGGGCGTGCTGCTCTATGGCATCGGCTACGACGCCAGCATCAATCACCTGCAGGGCCGGCTGCGCAACGAACAACCAGGCCCCGGCTATTTGCATTTTGGTGAGGCCTCGACTGATCAGTTCCTGGCGGAGCTGTTCCCGTGGAAACGCATGCCCAAACGGCACAACGGCCAGACCACCTACAGCTGGGTACTCCCCAACGGCTCCCGCGATGAGGCCGGCGACTGCACCAGGATGGCCTATGCGGCGCTGCAGCTGGTTGCCCGCCGCTACAACCGGGCGACGATGTGGGATCAACTGGAAGCGCAGGGACAGTCCGGCCAGTCAGTTGGCGGGGGCCTGTCCCTTGCTGGTTGGAAGCGGTGACTCGGGCTAGCTAGTCTGATGCCATGGCAGGAATTTCGCTAGCAACTGCACAGACGCAGCTCGACGCCTACCTAGCGGCCGAGACGGCGATCCTGAACGGGCAGGAGTACACGATCGGCGCCCGGCGCATGAAGCGAGCCGATTTGGAGACGGTGCAGGCCGGCATCACGCTCTGGAATCGGCGCGTGCAGGAACTGAGCGCCCGGCAATCGCGTGGCCGCTCCATCACTCCCTCGCCGCTGTTCTGATGCAGACCCCGCAGGTAAAGCCGCCGCTGCTGGAACGCCTGATCAATCGGGTTTCCCCGAAGTGGGCGCTCGAGCGCGAGAAGTCGCGGGCCACCATGGCGCGGATGGGCGGCTATGTGGGCGGCAGCTACAGCGAACGCTTTGCCGGGTGGACCCCTGGCGTCCGCGATGCAGATAGCGACATTGCGTACGACCTGCGGGAGATGCGCGGCAGGTCGCGGGACATGGCTCGCAACGCGCCGATTGCTAGCGGTGCGATCGAGAACATGGCCACCTATGTGGTCGGCACTGGCTTGACGGTGCAGAGCAGGATCGATGCTGAGCTGCTAGGGCTCAGCGACGACGAAGCCAGTAAATACCAAGGTGAATTTGAGCGGTATTTTAATACTTGGGCGGGCTCGCAATTTGCAGACTATTACCAAGGCCAGAATTTTTACGAGTTGCAGGACCTGGCGCTTCGCGCTGAGCTGGAATCAGGCGATGCCTTTGCGCTGCTGGTGAAGTCAAAAGCCAAGAACTGGCCCTATCGTATTGCGGTGCAGATCGTTGAAGCCGATCGTGTATCGAATCCCAACCATGCGATGGATACCGATGCATTGACCCAGGGGATTGCAAAAATAGACGGCATTGCCACCAGCATTCATATAGCAGACCGCCATCCCGGCCGAACAATCAGCGGCAAGCCGCCCCAGTGGATTGAACGGCCTTTCTACACTGCCAATGGCAGCCGCAAGGTGCTGCATCTGTTCCACAAGAAACGCCCCAACCAAACCCGTGGGGTGCCCTGGCTGGCACCAGTGATCGCAAAGCTGAAGCAGCTCGATCGCTATAGCGACGCAGAGGTAGACGCGGCAGTCAATGCGGCAGTGTTTGCCGTGTTTGCAACAATGGACGCAGAAGCATTTGACGGATTATTTGATGACGCATCAAAAGCAACCTATATCGAGAATGCAAAGTCTTGGGACGGCGGTCTTAAGTCTGGCAAGGTTATCAATACTTTCCCCGGCGAAACGATCTCTAGCCCATCACCAGGGCGACCTAACCCGGTGTTTGAACAGTTCTTTCAAGCTGTAAATAACGAAATCGCTGTAGGCCTTGGGTTGCCGCGCGAGGTGGTACTTAAATCGTTCAACGCCAGCTACTCAGCGTCTCGCGCCGCGCTGATGGACGCCTGGCGCAGTTATCAGGTGCGCCGTGCTCGGCTCTCCAGTAGGTTTGGCGGGCCGGTTTACGAAGAGATCATTGCCGATGGCGTGGCCATGGGTCATTTGAAAGCCCCCGGCTTTTTCTCCGACCCGTTCATTCGTGCCGCCTGGCTCGGCTTCAGCTGGAGTGGCGACGGCCCGGGGGCCCTGGATCCGCTCAAGGAGGCCAACGCAGCTGAGAAACGCATCAAGATTGGCCTCACCACGCTGCCAAAAGAATCGCTTGCTTACGACGGCAGCGACTGGGAGGCCAACCACCGCACCAGCGTCCGAGTGACAGCCGAGCGCGTTGAGGGCGGCCTAGAGGCGCCAGTGCTGCTGCAGCAGCCAGGCGCGGCACCTCCCCAGCTCCCTGCCGGCAGCGTGCCAGAGCCAGAGGATGACGATCCTGGCGAGAATGAAGACCCTACCGAGCTCGATTAACCCATGAACATCCTCGACGTTCTCTACCAGCCCTGGGCGATTGACGCCGATCGCCTGATGGAAATCCAGGCGATCTATGCACACCACCTGCGGGGCGAATCGATTGACATCGAGGCGGCGGAGGCCCGGCTTGGCCGCAAGCTGCAAAACGAGCCCCAGGGCTACCAGGTGCAGGACGGGGCGGCCCTGATCCCCCTGCGAGGCGTGATCGCGCCGCGAATGAATTTGATGGCCCAGGTGAGCGGCGGCACCAGCGCCGAGCTGTTTGTTCGTGATGTGCAGGCCGCAGCAGCTGACCCCGCGGTGAGCTCCATTGTGCTGCTGGTGGATTCGCCCGGCGGCGCTGTTGGCGGCACACCGGCGGCAGCAGGGGCAGTGATGGCGGCCCGTGCCGCGAAACCCATAGCCAGCTGGGTTGACGGGGCGATGGCGTCCGCCGCCTACTGGATTGGCTCAGCAGCAGAGCGGGTCTACCTGGGCTCCAGTGTTCACCCGGTGGGCAGTATCGGCGTGATCGCCACCCACTCCGATCAAAGCCAGCGCGAGGCGTCGCTAGGCGTGAAAACGACCGAGATATTTGCCGGCCGGTTCAAGGCCGCTATGAGCCCCCACCAGCCGCTAAGCGAGCTGGGGCGGCAGACGATGCAAGACCAGGTGGACTATCTCTACTCGCTGTTCGTGGGCGATGTAGCGGCTCAGCGTGGTGCCTCCGTCGACCAAGTGCGTGCTGATATGGCCGATGCTCGGGTG